GATTGTCGAGTGCGGCCATTGAGCGATGCCGAAATGAAGGTGGTGGCCGGTGATCGCAATATCATCATGGCGCAGCGCGCGATCGCCGAGCTGAAAAGGTTTAAGCAATGATCGATCTGGCTAGCAAATACGATGAGATCGCCGTGCTCAAGGCAGAGCGGGACACGGCCAAAGAATATGCGGAAGCCTATTTTGATGAAGCGGAGGCTGCAAAGGTCGAGCGGGACAAACTACGCATATTCATCGAACAACTGACCGACACCGAGCATCACAATCCGCCGGTGCCGTTATGGATTGCGCTGAAAGCGCGTGCCTTGCTGGAACACAAAAATGACCATGGTCGATAAGGTAGCGCGGGCCATAGCGCAGAGTGACGGCATCGGCGACGCTGAATGGGATGCGATGCCGCCGGTCGCCAAGACACCGTTCCTGGCATTTGCCAAGGCCGCGATCGAAGCCATGCGCATGCCCGATGAGCAGATGCTTAATGCGGTTGGTGCCGTTGCTACATCGTTCTGGACTGAGACTTGGGCCAAGATGATCGACGCGGCACTGGGCGAGCAGGATACGTGACATGAACGGCAGAATACCGACGTCGGCGGCGACACAGGGCGAGAATATCAATTCGGCCTGCGTGCAGCTTGGCGAGGAGATTGCGCGCCGCACCTGCCGCGATCTGGACAGCAGCGATGGCGGGGAATCGCTGCCTCAGCTTATCAAGCGCCACGCCGTCAGCGTGCTGGTCGACTGGATGGTTGGCGATTTCAGGCTCAAGGATTAAGAATTCCAAGGCGTTCCTCTGTTGGCGTCCTGGAATAAAGGCCGCCCGGTGCGCGGGCCTCGTCAGTCAGACGCCGGGCGGCTGAATCCAAAAGTTGAATCCGTTATAAGTATCGGTCATGGCTGCCAACAAGCATCCACATCCGGGTCCTGGTCGCCCGCCCGGCGCGCGCAATCGGCGCACCTCGGATCAATTGCTTGAGGCCAAACGCGCTGTTGCTGAGGCGCGTGCCACCGGTCGCAAGCTCGCGAAAGAGATCGCCGATGATTTCATGCACGTTTTTGCCAACATGGCCATGGAAGTGCGGCCGGTGACGCAACGCGAGATCGAGCGTGGCGTGCCGCCCAATCCCCGCGCCGATGAAGGTAAGTTTAGAATCATCACCGCGATTCTGTTGCAATGGGTGGCGTTGCTGATGCCGTATCAGTCGGCGCGATTGCAGACCATCAAGCTTGACGTTGGCGAGTTCGACGGCGAGGCCGAGGACGTCGGCGCATTGGAAACGCTGGAACGTCTGCTTGATGCCTATGCGGAGGCCGATGCCGAGGATCGCCGCTTTCGTGCTGCGCGCGAGGTCAAGGGCCGCGAGGTTGAGGAGCCAGAGGTCGAATCGGAAAATACTTTGGTTGCGGTGCGCCCGGCTAGCGGCGCTTGAAATCCATATTCGATACGATGGCGACCTGCTCGGGCGACAGTCTTTTCCAGCGCATGACCGACAGCAGCATGATGGTCTGCGGCGGGATCGCCAGCCGGCCACTGAGATACTTGCCGATTGTGCGTCGATCAATCTGCAGAAACCGAGCACCAGCGCTCATATTGAGGTTTAATGCGGTGATCGTTTCGCGAAATTCCACCGGCGACATAGCCACTGCAGTCCCGTTGCCCGACCCGGGTTCCCCTCCTTGCCGCGAATCCTTGTCAGAGTTTTCGACACGCGCCGACTTAGGCTTATAGCCTAACGGCTTTTGGCCCAATTGCCATTACAAAGTGACTGAGGCTAGTTTTTGCGCCAAGGGTCGGGCCGCGAGGCCGTTGATGTCTTGGTTGGTTGCCACCAGCGAAAACGGCAAACAGTCTGTCGCACGAAATTTCCTCGCTGACCGAGGCTTTCAATCCTATTTCCCACGCTTTCGCGAACGCCGTTTTTTTCGTGGTCAGAAACGATTTGTCGAATCGTATTTGTTTGGCCGGTATTTTTTTGTGCTGTTCGTGCCGCACTGGTATCTGGTTCGTTCGACCTGCGGTGTTGATGCAGTATTCACATGCGACGAAAAGCCAGCACTGATCCACGACGCGATAGTGGGGGAGATCAGGGCGCGCGAGGATGGCGATGGCGTCATCACCATTCGCAGAGGTTTCCGCCAAGGTCAGAAAGTGCGGGTCAAGCATGGTCCGCTGGCTGGCCTACTCGGCATGTTCGACAGAATGACCACACGCGACCGCGAGGTCGCCTTTGTCTCGATGCTCGGTCAATTGACCCGCGTCGAGTTCGCAGCCGGGAGTCTAGCCATCGCCGCTTAAGCGATGCCGATGACTCGCTTTGCTGCACCGGTAGCCGCGCGGCTCAGAGCGTAGGGGCGGGACGCTGCGATGTTGAAGCCGTTACAGACACCATTGGATCTCTGGGCCGAGACAAATCAGATCAGCGAGGTGTTGCATCGACGCTTCGAGCCAATTCGGCGAGCTAACATCAAGGCTTATTTGCAAGATATGAAGGCGCCGACGCCTGCACTTTGGTTTTGGGATGACGATTGGATCTACGATCCGTTGCGCGAACGGCATCGTAGTTATGTGATTGCACTGTTAGAGCGATCCTTGACGCGATGATGGACATTGTCGACCTGTCCGCCCGCCGCAAAGAGGTTCGCGATCGCGCGCTGCGCCGCATGGGTGCGAAGAAATGCGCGCGGCTGATCTACAATTGGGATTTCATGGGGCGCGATTGGCAACACGCGCCGGATGGTAATTGGCAGTTCTGGATATTTCTCGCCGGTCGCGGTGCCGGCAAGACCCGCGCCGGTGCCGAATGGGTGCGCCGCAAGGTGCAGACGTTACCGCCGCACAGCCATATCGGGCTGATCGCGCCGACCACCGACAGTGCCCGCAAGGTCATGGTCGAGGGCGAAAGCGGCATTATGAAATGCTGTTCGCGCTACGATCTCGACAGTCAGCGCAATGGCGTCGGCCGGCCGCTTTATGAGCCGTCGAAACGGCGGTTGACTTGGGCCAATGGCACCATTGCGACGATCTATACCGCCGAGGAGCCCGAACGATTGCGCGGCCCGCAGCATAGTGCGCTGTGGTGCGACGAGATGGCGTCATGGCCGCGATCAAAGCTAAGAGACGGAGCCACCGAAGCTTGGGACAACGCTATGTTTGGTTTGCGCGTCGGTGCAAATCCCCAGGCTATGATCAGCACCACGCCGAAGCCGATCCCAATCATCAGGGAGCTGGTGCGGATGAGCACCCCGCAAGCCGGTCAAAAGCCGGTTTGCGTGGTGACTCGCGCCAGCACTTATGCCAACCGGGCTAATCTGGCGGCGACGTTCTTTTCGCAGATCATCACCAAATACGAAGGCACTCGCCTCGGCCGTCAGGAATTGCTGGGCGAAGTGATCGAGGAAGCCGAAGGCGCGTTATGGACGCGCGTCATGATCGATGCAGCCAGGACGGCATCGTCCCCGCCCGATCTGGTGCGCATCGTGGTCGGCGTCGATCCGGCCGTTACGGCCACGGCAATGTCGAGCCTTTGCGGCATTGTCATTGCCGGGATCAGCGCCGACCAGCGGCTTACCGTGCTTGACGACCGTTCCGGTCGCTATTCGCCGGATCGCTGGGCGCGCGAGGTAGTGCGGGCCTATGACGAATTCGCCGCCGATCGCATCGTCGCTGAGGGCAATCAGGGCGGCGAGCTGGTGCGCGTCAATCTGAAAACGGTACGGCCGAATCTGCCGGTGCGAATCGTGCACGCCAGGCATTCCAAGCAGGCGCGCGCCGAGCCGGTGGCGGCGCTCTATGAGCAGGGCAAGGTCAAGCATTCACGGCCCATGCCAGAGCTGGAGGATCAGCTTTGCACTTGGGTGCCGCTGTCCGGCGATCCGTCACCGGACCGTCTCGATGCTCTGGTCTGGGCGATCACGGACCTTGCGTTCAAGGGCGCGACCATGCCCAAGATCGTCAATCCGGTCATTGTCGGCGTGCCGCGTTATTGGCCGGGTTCGGGTGACAGGGAATGGTGATCTGTGTGGCCTTGGCAGTGGTTCGCTGTTATCAATAGCAGGCTCGCTCGCATCGAGCGGCTGCTTAACGAGCTACTGACAGGGGAGATTCAGAAAATGGCGACGTTGGATGACATCCGCACTGCGGTTGCGGGTGAGACGAATGCCGTTGCGGCGGTGACCACGCTGCTGCAATCGCTGGCGACGGAGCTCAAGGCGGCGCTGGCATCCGAGGATCCGACCGCGATCCAGACATTGGTCGATCAGATCAATGCCAACGCCAATGCACTCGCCAATGCCGTGGCGGCGAATACGCCGGCTGGCAGCACGACTGGCCCGCCGCCGAGCGGTCCGCCGCCCGCACCAGAGCCGGCACCTGCCACAGCGTAAATTGGTTGCCGTACTGGCGCTCCAAGGCTGAGAAAATGCAGGCGTTGCATGACGCAGCGCGCGCCGAACGCTGGCCGTTTGTTACGCAAGACAAGAGGCGCAACATGGTCACGCTGCCGCAGATTCTTGAGTGGTTCCTGTGGGGCGTGTTCATGGGCGCGGGCTGGTATATTTCGCAATGGCTGTTGCCCAAGCTTCTGCATTAAAATAGCTGGCCGCCAGAGATGATCCTTTCAACTCAGTCTGAACCGCAAGTCGAGATCCTCCCACAAAAGTTGCAATATTGTGGTCATTGCGGAATGTGGCACGTATCAAAAATCTGTCCACGTGTTAAGGCAATCGAATACTATCCAGATGGCACCATTAAACGGGTCGAATATGATAGCTCGTAATGATGCTGCACTTGATTTGCCCGGTCATTGCCATTGCGCTGGTTGTCATGCTTTGCACTGTGCTGCTGCTGGGCTGCAGGAGTATCGCACGCTGGTGACTTGCCGGATGTGACCACGACTCCCGGCTTGGCGAATCCGCTGGAAACGATGGCAACGATCTGCGCTAAGACATTTCACACCCGCGATGAACGTTTCGTCAGCGACGCCATGAAAGCCAAGGTCTATGCCAGCTACGGTATGGCGCGGCACAAGCCGCCATGCCCATGCGAGGTCGATCATCTGATCTCGCTGGAAATCGGCGGCTCCAATGACGAGGGCAATCTATGGCCGCAGTCCTACGCCACGCAGCCATGGAATGCGCACGTCAAGGACAAGCTGGAAAATCATCTGCACAAGCTGGTCTGCAGCGGCGCGCTTGATCTGACCACGGCACAACACGACATCGCAGCGAATTGGATTGATGCCTATCGGCGTTACATGATCGGCCAATGAGCAACGCCAAGACCATCACGCTGGCCTATGCCCGGCTTGGCAATACCTATGAAGTGCAGTCGATCAGCAACTCGGACCTGCTCAATCCAGGTGATTGGATCAATCCGGCTTATCGCTCGGCACTGATAAAGGCAGGCTGGGAAGTGACGACAATCGCATTGCACATCTCGATGCCGATCAATCCGGCCACCATCATCTCGGCGATCCCGGCGGTGCTATAATGATTGTAAATGAAAACCGAAACCGCCATCATCGTCGTTAAAACATTGCTCGTCACAGCTTGTGTGATCATAATTGTGATATTGATAATCCCGATGATCTCGACAGGGCATTTGAATATCTCTTGGTGAAATGAAGTTCGTCGAGTTCACCGATCCCAGCGGCAACAAGATCGCGGTCAATCGTGACTGGGTCTATATGATTCGCAAACCACACAAGAACGAACGCGGCAATGCCGTGCTGGTCATCAGCGCGTTGTCGCAGCAGATCATGGAGACGGTCGACCAAGCGCGCGTGAGTATCGAAGCTGCAGCAATGGAGTAAGGCATGCGTAAATTATTACTTGCGTTCGTTGCCGCGCTATTCGGGCTGATGCTGTCATGGGACGGCGGCCCGGTATTGGCGGCGCGCGGCAATGCGGTGATCGGCCGTCCCGGTACACCATGGTCGCTAGCGGGTGTGCATCGCCGGCATATGCGGCGGGCCTACGGCCTCGGCTGGCGTGCTGGCGGTGTCTATAGCCGTTACCGCCCGACAGTGTGGTGGCGGCATGGTCATCTGGTGCATCGGCATCCGTTTGTGGCTGGCGCTGCGCTCGGCTATGGCGGCGGTTGTTCGTGTCCCGGCTACGGCTATGGCTGGGGCGCGCCCGGTGTTGGCGGTTGGGGTTCCGGCTTCGGCTACCGACCCGGCTTCGGCTTCGGCGCGCCCGGGTTCGGCTGGCATCGCGGCTGGTTCTAATGGAAAGCTTTTTCTCTGATGCGCTTGGCGCGCCGCACGAGTATCGGGCGCATTTTTCCGACCGTGTCGGCATCGTGTTCATGGCAAAGACCGGCTTCGGCGGCGGCGATCTGCGCTGCCGTCCGCAAGGCAGCAGCGGGCCGTATGCCGACCCAGGCATGTATCACACGCATCAGCAGATCCAGCAGGTGCTGCTCGACATGGACAAGGCGCAGCTCGGCACTTCGTGAATGTCGGGCATTCTCGGCGGCTTTCTGGTCGCGCTCGGCATCGTGATCTTGATCACCAGCATTGCTCACATTGATCGCGAATGGGATCAGTTCAACAGTCCGTTTCTATGGGTGTTCCTGTTCGTCGGATTGGTTCTCACCGGATTCGGCGTGGTTCTGCTGGTGTATTGACGGAGTGCGGGATGACCGATGCTCGCCAGACTGCGCGACAGTAATGGTCGAATTAACTGGCCGGTCATCATATCCGCCGTTTCGTTGTTATTGGCATTGACCGGGGCGCTGTGGGCGGCGGTGCAAAGCCAGATCAACACCGTCAAGGAGCTAACGGCCAATGACCGGCAGGCGATTCGTCGTCAGCTTGAGGAAAATGATCGTGTCACGGCCAATATACGTTCTAACAAAGTCGACATAGAGCGCTATACCAGTGAACTGAATGCGATTCGCGACAGCGCAGCGGCCGACCGCGAGGATATCCGCCGTCATACCGATGCCATCGGCGCGGTGGTTGACGGGCTGCGCAGCACTAAGCTCGATATTACTCGATTCGATCAATTGATCACCCGCTTGCTATCGTCCGGCGAGGTCGAGGCCAGGGACGCGGCGCTGCAGAAACAGATCGATAAGCTCGACGAGCGATTAACCCGGCTTGAACAGAAGCAGCGGGGTCATTGATGCGCACACCGAAGAACGGCGGCAAGTCGCCTTACGTGCGATACAGCAAGACGCCGTATCAGTACCAGTTCAAGCGCTGTTCGCATCGCCGCGACAACGGTCGATCCAATGCGACCTATCAGCAGACTCTCGGCTGGCACGGCGACGTTTGCGCGGTCTGCAATATCGTTCTGAAGAATCTGACGCGGACGCATTCGTATGGCTGATCCGACTCCGATTCGCCGCACTCCTGCGAGTCTGAGCGATTCGTCGCTCGGCTGGCGCGCGCCCGAGCTGGCTTATGGGCTGAATTTTTCTGATTACGGCTCTTATGGTCTGCGCCAGTACGGCGGCTGGATCAGGGAAGAATTTCTTCGCGAACTGGTCGGGCGCGAGGCTGCTCGTACTTATCGCGAGATGATGGACAATAGTTCCATCATCGGAGCGATGATCTTCACGATCCAGCAGGCCATGCGCAAGGTGACGTGGCGCTGCGATCCGGTCGAGGCCCCCGGCGGCGACAGATTTGCCGAGTTTGTCGACAGTCTGCGCGACGACATGACCCACACTTGGGATGATTTCATCGTCGAAATGCTGTCGATGCTGCCGTTCGGCTTCTCGGTGCATGAAATCGTCTATAAGCGTCGGCTCGGCCGCGTGCCGGTCGCGCCCAAGATCGAGGAAGAGCGGCCGCTCAACGAGGCCGATAATCTGCCAACCAGCAAATATGATGATGGCCTGATCGGCTGGCGACGTCTGCCGATACGTGGCCAAGAAACCATTCTCAAGTGGTTCCTCGACGATAACGGCCAGATCACCGGCGTGACGCAGCAGCCGTGGATCGGCACGCTGATCGACATTCCAATTGAAAAACTGCTGTTGTTCCGCCCCACCAGCCACAAGAACAATCCCGAGGGCCGCAGCATTCTGCGCAACGCCTATCGCGACTACTTTTTTGTGAAACGGTTGGAAGAATTGGAAGCGATCCTGTTCGAGCGCATGGGCGGTTTCCCGGTTCTGTATCTGCCGAGTGACGTCATCGACAAAGCGGCGTCGACTAACACTAACGACCCGGACGTAGCCGCGGCGCAGCGCACGTTTGCCATGTACAAGC